GGCGGCAGCCTCCGATTTTATGTACGAAAAGAAATGGATACCAGCGACCGACACGCGTACGCGTCCTGACCACGCCGAAATGAGGGCAAAGCCTTGGATACCTTTTAACCAAAATTTTATCGTTGGCGGTAATGATATGAGACAACCAGGCGACGGCTCCCAAGGTGCTGGCGCCGACCAAATATGCAATTGCCGATGCAAGGTTGTGTTTAGAATTATGCGAGATGTTGACGGATTGCCATTGAGAAAATGATTGCTTACGTTATCAACTTAGATCACCGCAAAGACAAATGGCGCGCGTCAATGAATGAGTTGGCGCCTCACTTTAATTTAGAAAGGATAAGCGCAATAAAAAACGATTGGGGATGGCTTGGATTATGGCAAACATTTAAAAAGATTTTTCAAGAATGCGACGGCGACGTTTTAATATTTGAAGACGACGCAACTTATAGAGGTTGGGCTACTAATTTAGAAAATGCAATCAATGATTTGCCAACTGGCTGGGATATGTTAATGCTTGGCGCCAATATTAAAGACCATAGGATTGAACGAATAAACAAAGGATTGGTCCGAACTTACGGCGCTTGGACAACTCACGCAATTTTTTACTCGCATCGCTTTGCAAAGGAAATGGCCGAATTAAATTTGGACGTGCCAATTGACGAATATTTTAGGACGATAGTCCATCCAAAAGGAAACTCTTATATTTGCGTTCCGTTTCTTTCGTTTCAAAGACCAAGCGAAAGTGACATTGAGGGAGGTTTTAAAAATTATACAAGTATCTTTGAGGATAGCGAAGCGAAAGCCTTGCATTTTGTCAATCAATAAATTTATTAGTTTGCATTTTTTTTTAACCTTTTTATTTTTACAAAAAAAGACGCAATGATTTACAAGAATTTAAGCGAGGGAATAATTGAGGACGTCGACGACGTAAAGGGAATCGTAACTGGTTACTTTTCGGCGTTTAACAATATTGATTCCGATGGCGACGTAATTGTTTCGGGCGCTTACAAGAAAACAGTTGCCGAAAACGGACCAATGGGCCGCAATCGAATAATGCACTTATTGCAACACAATCCTTTAATGCCATTGGCAAAACCTATGGAATTAATGGAGGATGGGAAAGGTTTGCGCTTTACTTCAAAGATTACCGAAACTAGCTACGGCAAAGACGTTATAAAGCTTTACAAAGAAGGCGTTTTTAACGAGCATAGTGTTGGATTTGAAATTATTAAGTCCGACAATAAAGCTGGTTACCGAGAAATAAGAGAAATTAAACTTTGGGAGGGTTCAACAGTTACTTGGGGAGCCAATCCAAATACACCAATTGAATCAATGAAAAACTGGGATTTGCCAAAAAGCGAGGATATGATTGCCAAGTTTGGCGCCATACTTAGAAAAGGAGACGTTACTGACGAAACAATGATTCAACTTGAAATTTGTTTAAAACAAATCGAAGAACATTTAAAGGACTTGCAATTAAAATCAGTTTTAGCCGTGGAATCCGAGGCAACTCAATTCATAATCGAGCAAGACCCGAGCTTAGCAATCGCCTTGGAATTTGAATATATACCTAAACTCAAAAAATTTATCTAAACACAAAATGGAAGCAATTAAAAATCAATTAGACACAGTATTGGCGAAATTGGAAGGCAACGAAGCGTTGATTTCCGACGTTAAGTCAATGAAAGAAGCTGGCGAAGAGTTCAGAAAAAATCTTTCTGCCGAAACCGCTAAGCTAAACGAAAAGGCAACCGCGCTACAAAGCCAGTTGGACCAAGTAGATGCAAGAACGCAAGCGGGTTTCGCAAGCGCTCAAAAAAGTTATTCTTTTTCTAGCGAACTAGAAAAAGCGTTTAACTCTGACGCATTTGGAAACTACAAAAGCGGAAACGCTAACAAAGTAAAGTTGGACCTTGAATTAAAAGGCTCTGATATGACAGTTGGAAACGCTTACACTGGCGAAGTTATCCCAGCGGACAGAGTTCCCGATTTGAAATTCGTTCCTAACCGTAAGGTTAACGTTCGTCAATTGTTGCCAGTTGGACAGACTAGCTCAAACCTAATCCGTTTCGTACGCGAATCAGCATACGACAACGCAGCGGCTCCAACCGCGCAAGGTTCCGCAAAGCCTCAATCCGATTTCGATTTAACCGCGGTAGATCGTTCTATTCGTACAATCCCAACTTTTATGAGATTGACAAAAGAAATGTTGGACGATACCCCAGGCTTGATTGCTTATCTTTCTAGCCGTGCGCCAAGCAAATTGTTGAACGTTGAAGACACACAACTTTTGTACGGAAGCGGAAGCGGTCAAAACTTGCACGGTTTTGCAACCGACGGATCAGCTTGGGCAACTGTTAATTTTGGAACTGCTATTAACAGATTTGACGTGTTGGCGGCTGCGGTTGTTCAAACTACTAAGAACGAATACGCGCCGAATGCTATTATGATTAACCCAACGGATTACCTTAAATTAGTATCAACTAAGGAAACCACAGGAGGTTACATTTGCCGACTTATGTTACTATGTCAGGCGGTCAAATGTTTATCTTGGGCGTCCCAGTTTACGCAATTAATGGCGTTGTTGCTGGAGATTTCTTTGTTGGTGACTTTGCACTTGGTTCCCAGTTGTTCGTACGTCAAGGCATTACGCTTGAGTTCTTTGAGCAAGATGCTGACAACGTTACTAAGAACTTTGTAACGGTACGCGTTGAGGAAAGAATTGCTTTGGCAGTTTACACGTCTCAATCAATTGTTTACGGAAGCTTTGCAGCCGCTTTGGCTAACGGTTCCGCAGCATAAGTAAAATAGGTGTTTTGTTTTAAAAGGGTCGCCATTTTTTGGCGGCCTTTTTTTATTTATCTAAAAATCAATACCTTTCATAAAATCAAAGATAAAAAAAATGAATATAGTTTTTTTTGTACACGCGTGGGCGGGAACTCATAACTCGGGCGCCGAGTGGACCGTTCAACATTACGCCAAATATTTTCACGAAAAAGGATGCAGTATTGAAGTGATTTTACCCGAGGGCCAAATTTATCCCGAGGGCGAAAAGTTTGCTTTTATAAAGTTTATTACTGGTTACTATTCAAACGACTTTTTTCTAGCCTTACAAAATGCAAGCGTGATATTTACGCACCTAGACAATACAGGAGCTGCAATTAATTGGTCGAGACAATTTAAAAAGCAATTGATTTTTTTAAGCCATAACGATTCAGATTACAGAAACGTAAGGTTTAAAGCGCAAAACATTCACGTTGTTTACAACAACAAGGCAAACGAAAAGAATGTACAAAATGGCGCTTACCCAAACGCGTCAATTGTTTGCAAACCGCCAATTTTTCCCGAGGATGTAAAGTACAATCGAAAGCACGGCCAATACATTACCCTTATTAATTGCAACGAAAATAAAGGCGGGCAGATATTAATTGAACTTGCAAAGCGATTACCTAAACGCAAATTTCTTGGCGTGCTTGGCAGCTATGGCGAGCAAATAATGGACGACACTTTAAAAAATTTAAAGTATGTTGCGCAAACTCCTGACGTTCATTTAATCTATGGCAAAACAAACATAGTGCTTGTCCCCTCTTTTTATGAGTCATACGGGCGTGTAGGTTTAGAGGCGGCAATTAATCGACTGCCAGTTATTTGCACGCCTACGGACGGTTTAAAGGAATGTCTTGGCGCCGCTGGTCTTTACTTTGATCGTAACGACTTAGACGGAATGGCTGCAAAGATTGAGGAGTTAATGAGCGACGAAATTTTGTACGACTTTCACCAAAACATAATGCGTAACCTTGCAGAGGAACGTTTGAAATACCAGGACCAAGAACTAGAAAGATTTTATACTTTTATCGTTGATAAAGCAAAAAAACCATACAATGAGTGATTTACTATACAGTCCAACCAATAGCAGTTTTACAGGATATTCCATCCAGTTTGCCGACGTGTCGCCAGTTACCGAGCCAGTAACATTGGCAGAGGCAAAAGAATACGCAAGAATTGACGGAGCTAGCGAGGACACTTTAATTACTAGCCTTATAAAAGTGGCGCGTTTACATTGCGAGTCCTATATGGGCAAGGCAATTATTCGCAAAACGGTTACAATTGAATCGTTTGGATTCCCTTACCAATGGCAAATCCCCTATGGTCCTTTAATTGCGGCTGGCGATGTTACAAAGGTTGTGACGCTTGACCAAAACAACGCGGAGACGGCTTTAAATTACCAACTAAACGTTGGATTATTTCCAAAGATTAACATTATTGGCGGCGCACAATCGTACAAATTTAAAATGGTTTACGTTGCTGGATTTACAACTGTTCCCGAGGACATTAAGCTTGCCGTTAAAATGATGGTAAACACGCTTTACGAACGTCGCGAGGATTTTAGCGATTTACAGGCAATCGAATCGCCTTTAGGTGTTAAAGCTATCTTAATGCCTTATAAAACTTATAACTGGTTTGGCGCGTGAGGACTAATAAGCAAATTAAAGCGGGCGATTTGCGCGAGAGAATCCAATTTTTAAATCCAAATTTATTTGGGGACGGATATGGCGGATTTTATACAACTGCGAGCGTGACTTATATTTGTTGGGCAAAAGTTACAAATTTAAGCGGCGCGCGTCAAAATAGTGAGGACCAAATGGTTATAAAAAACCAATGGGAAATTTTAATTAGGAGAAATGAATTGGCGACAGTTACAAAGTCAATGCATATTATTTATAATCAAAGGACATTCGTAATAAGCGAAATAAATAACGTTGAAGAATACGACCGATTAATTAAAATTATAGCAACAGAACGATTATAAATGTTAAGCGTTGAATTTAACAAGCAAAGCCTAAACTCGTTCTATAAGTATTTAAAAGACTTAGAGGACAAAGTTTCTGACTATGTACGGGCAGAGGTAGAGGATGCAATGCTGGCGATTGAAAGCGAGGCGGCAAGCAATGTGCCTGTTAATACTGGCGCCCTAAAAAATAGCATTCAATCAACGCCAATAAAAGTAACAAAAAACGAAATTACTGGAGGCGTGGAGGTTGGCGCTAATTACGCGGCTTACGTTGAATTTGGAACAGGAACCAAGGTAAAAGTCCCAAGCGAATTAAATGATTTTGCAACTCAATTTAAAGGCGACGGAATTAAAGAAATTAATTTACCAGCCAGGCCGTTTTTTTATCCCGAAGTATTTAAACAAAGGACAGAATTGCCAAAAAATATTGAGCGCACCTTAAAAAAATTACTTTAAAAATGAGAAATATTAAACCATTTATTCGCAAAGCTTATTGGTTGGCTTTAAATAATACAATAAATTATAAAGGTTTAATGGTGCCTTGTTACGATACATTTGCACCTGATACCGCGCAATTTCCTTACATATTAATTGGCAATCAAACGCAAGAAGACGACAAAGACAATACAGATTATAATTATATTACCACAATAACCTTGGACGTTGTGACGGCTAAGGTTGCGCCCTATGGAAGGCTAGACGCTGATCTAATTGCCGATTCTATTTTGCAAATTGTTTGCTTATATCCCGAAAATTATTTGGCGCTGCAAGTTGGCAAAATTGTAACGGCTAAACTTATTCAACAGGCCAGCCTTTCAAGTATTACCGATACAAATATTGTGCATCGGGAAATAATGACTATTGAAAACTGGGTAAATGGCTAAGGTTAACGGCTCGATTTTATTTGTAACGGTTGGACTTAACAGAGTTGCCAAGTCAACCAGTTACGAGTTGTCCGCCGAAATGGGACAACTTGATAAAATTAGTAATGAGTCCGGTTTTTTTGCCGACCATATTTCAAGACTTGCGTCTTGGTCCTTATCTAGCGAATCTCTTTACATTCAAGACGGCTTTTCCTTTGGCGATTTATTTAACGCTTACGTTAATCGTGAGCGCATTTATTTGTCAGCTGGCCAAGACGACAATTTAACTTTTATTGGTTTGGCAACCATTGAATCATTAAGCCAGTCGGCGCCAATGGAAAACGTTGCAACTATTTCCGCAAGTTTTAAAGGTGTTGGCGGACTTTACCCAACAATATTACCAGCCGAGCGATTTATTATCGACGAATTATTTGAGATTATAATTGACCAGGATGGAAACTTTTTGGTCTACACTTAATTTTTATACTATTGCATTTTTTATAAGAACTTTTATTTTTAAAAAAAATTAGGATTAACCACACAAAAATATGGCAACAACTGGCAAATTTAACGGAACCCTTTTAAACGTTTACTTTGGTAACGTATTGATTGGATGCGCCACCTCATCCGAACTATCTGTAAACGTTGACCTTGCGGACGCAACTTGTAAGGACGACGGCGGCTGGGCCGATCACATTGCGGGACTTCGCGATTGGTCTATTTCAACCGACGGACTTGCTCAATTTGACGACGTTAATAACGTTGGCGATCTTTACACACTTTTGAGCGGTCGAAGCATTGTAGCTTTAAAGTTTACGACAAACATTACAGGCGACCTTGTATTTTATGGCAATGCGTCCGTTGCATCAATCAGCATATCAGCTGAAATGGAGGCCGCGGTTACTTATTCCGTTGAATTTACTGGAAAAGGTCCTTTACTAAAAGCCACCGTAGTACCAGCATCAACTTAATTAGTATTATCTTTCGCCTATGAATCACACGGGCAGAACAATAATCACAATTAATGGCGGCACCTATTCTGTTAAATTTGGGATGGGTGCTTTGTTGCATTTTAGCGAGGGCCTTGGATACGATGTCCAAGAAACAATCGAGGCATTAACTAAGCCAGGCGTTGGACAAATAAAGGCAATTGCTAAGTTTATTTACGCGGCTTTGTATGTCGATGCACTTTACAAGGACCAAGAATTTACTTTGGAATATGGCGATATTATTGACTGGGTCGACTCAAACCAAACAGACGAAATTAGCAAGGTAATGGTCGTAATTATGCAAGGAATAAGTACAATTACTAACGTCGAATATCCAACCTCGGAGGCTGGCGAATCAAAAAAAAAATAACTTTTAAGGATATTTTGCATTATGCAATAGGGGAGTTGGGTCTTGAGCCTAACTCCTTTTATTTTATGTCGTTTGCGGAATATCAGTCAATCGCATACGGTTACCAAATAAGGCAAAGCAAAGAAGAGAATTTATTTAGGACTATTTGGGTCCAATTAAACAACGTTAACGTTACTAAAAAAGGCGATTTAATTCGAAAGCCTGATAAGTTTTGGCGCATTCCTTTATTAGACGCTAAACCAATTAAGATTCCAACCGCTGAAGAAAAGGCAAAAGCCTATGAAATTGGACTTAAATGGCAAAACCTTAAATTTGAAGAAGAAGCCAATTTTGACACGATAACAAATAAAATACAATGAGCGCAAAACTAAACGTTGACATTGTCGCGCAGTTAAAAGACTTTAACAAAGCAATAACCGAGTTAAAATCGGAGGTTGACGGCGTAAGCAAAACAATTACAAAATCCAACGACGAATCAATTACCTCGACAAAAAAAATGTCGGGCGCTTTTTCTGACGTAGGAAAAACTTTAGCCAGCGTTTTTGCAGTTGATCAATTAATTTCTTTAGGCAAGGCAATTCTCGACACGACCGTAGAATTTCAAAAAATGGAGGCCGTATTAACGACGTCACTTGGCAGTAATTCAGCGGCCAAAGCTGCAATGGATCAAATTGTAAATTTTGCCTCAACAACACCTTTTCAAGTCAACGAATTAACAGACGCATTTGTAAAATTAGCCAATCGAGGTTTTGTCCCTACGATGGACCAAATGCGCCAAATGGGAGACGTTGCAAGTTCTGTTGGCAAATCATTTGACCAATTGACCGAGGCAATACTTGACGCGCAAACAGGCGAATTTGAAAGATTAAAAGAGTTTGGAATTAAAGCCTCGGCCCAGGGCGACATTGTACAATTTACTTTTAAAGGAATTACAACCGAGGTTGCAAAGTCAGATAAGGAAATCCAAGAATATATTTTAAGCCTTGGAAAATTGGAAGGTGTTGCTGGCTCAATGGAGGCAATTGCAGCCACTACAGGCGGCGCAATTTCAAACCTACAAGATAACGTCACGCAGCTATTTAAAAGCATTGGAGAGTCCTCTAGCGGCTTTATGAACTGGTTTATAAAAGACCTTAACAATGTAATTTCCTCGTTTAGAAATATGAGCGAAATTATTGAGTTATTAAATCCTTTTAAAACAATTTCAGAATCTAGCGAAGAGGCGAGGACCTATTTGTTACGAGTTAATGATTCAACAGACGATTTGGCAAGAACTGTTAAAGATGTTGCAACGGAGTTTGATAATTTAAGTATTGCAACTGTATTAACTGGACAAAGCCAAACAAAGTTTTTGCACGAAATGATTAAGTTGGGCCATACTGTTGAGGACTCAAAAGCATTATTCGCAACTTATGTAAA